TAAGTGTATTTAGATATCAATTAAAAATTAAAAATAATATATTAAATAGATTTCAATTACAATCAATGAATGATTTTATATATCAAATGTTAATTTTAAATGATGATATTAAAAAAACATCCATGTTTTACAATTTCAAAAAAGAATTTATAAGAGCTTATATTGCCAATATGCGGAAAGGTCATATTCTTGTGAATGGTAATTATTCCACGATGATGGGTAATGGGTATGAAATGTTATTAGAATCCATTGGTAAATTTTCAGGAGTAAGTGTGATTGAAAAAGAGCATGTAATGACTGTAAGATTCCCTTCTGAAAAAGAATTATTAGGAATTAGAAGTCCTCATATAACAATGGGGAATATATGGGTAGTTAAAAACAGAATTTATTCAGAATATTTAAAATATTTTAATTTAAGTGAGCAAATTATTTGTGTGAATGCAATAGAAAGTAATTTACAAAATAGATTGAATGGATGCGATTATGATAGTGATAGTATTTTAGTAACTGATAATAAAATTTTAGTTGAAAAAGCTAAAATGAACTATGATAAATTTTTGGTTCCAGTACCAAATATACCTTCTACCAAAATTAAAAGGTATAATAATTATAATCATAAAAATGATTTAGATGACAAAACTTCGGTGAATAAAATAGGGGAAATAGTTAATTATTCTCAAGTATTAAATTCTTTTTTATGGGAACTAAAAAAAGAAGGCAAAGATTATAGTAGTGTTTATAATGATATTTGCATATTAGCTGTAATGAGTGGTATAGAAATTGATAAAGCTAAAAAAGAATATTCGATTAATAATGAAATGGCATTAAAAGAATTGAAAACTAAATATAAGTATATTATTGATAAAAAACCTATGTTTTTTAGTTATTTGCCAAATAAATTTATTTTATTCGATCAAGAAATTTTATCAAAATGTTATAGAAACTATGAAACCTCTATGGATTATTTAGAAAACTCTATAAATAAAAATCAAAAAAAAATTAGAGCGCCTAAAGAAGAAAAAATAACGATTGGTGAATTAGTTAATAATAATAATTACATCATTGAAAGGAAAGACAAAATAAAAGCTAGGAGAGTAATTAAAGAGTGCGAGATATTAAAAAATAAAAGTGATTTAGTATGGAGCAATCCTACTTTAAGTTCTCAAGAAAAATATTTTACTACTTTAGAATTACAAGACGATTTTATTAAGAAAATAAAAAGTAAAAAGTTAACAAAAGAAGTTATATGTTTTATTCTTAAAAATCTTTCTACTAAAATACAGAGGAAAATGTTATTTACTCTTTATCAAACGAATCCTCAACAGGTAAAAGATTTATTAATGGATAAAAAGAAAAAAATAGAAATAATAAAAAGAGACGATAATGGCGATATCATTTTATATCAAAAAAAGTTTAAAAAAATACAAAAACAATAATATTTTTGTGCCATTTAGTACATTTGTTTTCCCCAAAAAAGAATGAATTCATCTATATAAAACATGTTCTTAATAACGGTTATTATAGGAGAGAAAGGAATTATTATGAGAGAATTAAAAAGAGACGAATTAATATCTATGTTATCTATAAAAAGTGGCGTTACAAAAAAAGAAACCGAAAAGATTTTGAAATCTTTAGATTTTGTTGTTTATAATTCTATTATTCGTGGTTTTATGGTTAGAATTCCTGGCATAGGAAAATTTGAACCTAAACCAGTAAAAGAAAGAAAAGAAGCTCGTAATTATGGTGGGAAAGATTTCTTAGGAAATGATATTATTATTCCACCCACTCCAGCTTTTTGCAGACCTTCTTTTAGTTTTGTTAACCAGTTTAAACAAAAAGTCAAAGAAGCAACTACTGGAAGAGTTTATGAAAGAAAGGAAGATAAAAATGGCTAGGCCATTAAGAGAAAAAGAGTTATATAGAGCAATTACTAAGCACGCAAAAAGTAATGATATAAGACAGGGAGAAAAATATTATAATGCTCTGTTTTCTGTTATTGTATCAGAACTATCAGCTGTTGGCGAAATTAATTTACCCAAAATTGGTAAGTTATTAACCCACAGAACAGGTGGGGAAGAGAAAACTTTTAGAAATCCATTAACTGGTGAAACTTTTACTAAATTCGTTGAACCAGGATATTTAATTAGTTTTCAATGTTCTAATCAATTGAAAGAACTAATTAATGGGAAAACTAAAAAACCATTGTCTAAAAGTGACCCTAAATATCAAAAGTTGAAAAGAGATATGGAAAAATATAAAGATTTACAAGCGCAAACGGACATATTAAAAATGTTGGATGAGTTACAAAATGAAGAAAAGGAGGAATCTTAATTATGGAGATAAATAATGATTCTTCTATTTTTTCTAAAATTTTTAATTTAACTCAGAGTGTAAGAAAAGGCGAAATTACATATGAGGATTATGCTTCTTTATTGGATAGTAATTATTCTATAGATACGTTGCGTAAGTTTTCTTATGTTTTTTCTGAAATTTTTTCGAATATAGATCAAGAAAATATAGACTTATCTACTGAATTAAAAGATTTAAAAGAAGAAATAATTAAAGAACGACAAAAGCTACAATTAGTCAGAACTGATTATAATGCTTCTATTCGTTATGATGCAAGAAAAGAATTATTCAATGAAATGGTTTTAGATTCTATAAATAAATTAAAACCTATCGAAGTTAAAAAAACCGTCTTTTCTAATAGAACCCCTGAGAAAACAGGAGTTTTGTTTATATCTGATGAACATTATGGAAAAGACTTTAAACTTTATGGATTTTATAACGAAGTTGTGAATGAATATTCGCCTAAAATATTTAAAGAAAGAATGTGGAATCTTTTATCAAAAATTAATAATGATATTTTTGATATGGGATATGAAAAATTAATAGTGTGTGATTTAGGGGATAATATAGAAGGAATTTTAAGAGCTACAAATTCATTGCGTAAATTAACAGTAGGAGTAGTTGATTCAATAATAGAATATAGCGAATTTATTTCTATATGGTTGAATGAATTATCTCAACGTTTGGAAATACCAATAGAATATCATTTAAATGGAGGAAACCATGATATTTTAAGAATATTAAATTCTAAACCTGATTTCGATGAAGAAAATGTAGGTAAATTAATAAATCACTATATAAAATTGAGATTAAAAGATAATAAAAATATTTTAATAGGCTCTTATTCTGATATTGGTTGTCATAATTTGTATGGTGTTAATATGTTAACCTATCATGGGGCTGGTAAAGATTTGAGTTCTGAAATCTCTTTCTTTGAAAATTATTATCAATTAGATATAGATTTATTAGTTTGTGGGCATTTACACACTGAAAAAGAAACAGCTTTAGGAAGTGGATATTTAGGTAACAGATTGGGTATAGTTTGTCCTTCTATTATGGGTCCAGATGATTATAGTAAAAAAATCAGAAAAACCAGTAGACCTGGGGCTAAATTTATTTTATTTAGCAAGGATGGAATTGATTTAGAAAAAACATACTATTTATGAGAAAAGGGTAAACGGAGGATAAACAATGGCCACAAAAAAGATAAAATTATTAGATAATTATTGTGTTTATTGTGGGAGAGAACATGCGGTTGAAGATTTTTATAAATCTTTTAATCCTTATCATACTAGTGGATATATTCCATATTGTAAAGAAAGTGCGAGAAAAATTTATGATAATTATTTGGTGAAAACAGGTAATGTTGAATCTGCTTTATGGTATACATGTTCTGAAATTGGAATACCATTTATAACAAAAGTATATAAAGCTGTATTAGAAAGAGTAAAAAACTTAGGTCCTGGAAAAGATTATAATTATATAGGAATTTATATTACTTTTCTACACAGATTAAAAACTAAAGTGGATAAATGGGATACTTTTTATAGAACCGATGTTTCTTTAGACCAAGTATCTAGTGTTTCTAAAAGTGAAGAAGCAATAAACAAAGAAGCACAAAGACTGGAATTAGATTGGGGAAAACAAACTGTAGAAGATTACCAATTTTTGGAATATAGATGGGATGTATATATGGAACGTTTCAAAGATGTAGAGGTTCCTCCCGCGCAAGAGACTTTATATAGACAATTATGTTTGGTTGAATTACGTAAAAGAAAAAAAGAGGAAAAAGAAGAATTAACAGATAAAGAGCAATCTATGATATTAAATTTGATGAAAATATTAAAAATAGATAATTTTTCCAATAATGATGAAAAAACATTAGTTGAATCTCTTTTAGAGAGACAAATTTGGGAACAGGAAAATACTGATCCTTGTGAAATAGTTGATAAAGAAAAATATAGAGATTATTGCGACATAGAAAAAAAATGGGGAAAAAATATTTTAAGAGCTGTAAAAAATTTATTGGTAGGAAATCGAGAATATCCTTCTATTACAGAGATGGAAGATGAAAAACAATGAATTTAAGTGGGATAATTAATGAAAGATTAAGGAAAAGAAATAAGAAAACTAAAATTTTATCTGAGCAAGAAAAGAAAGAAAATATTATTAAATGGGCAACATTTTATAGAAGAAATATGAACATATATGCAGAAAGAAGATTGGGTATCAGATTGCATCCATTTCAACATATTATGATTTATTTGATGAGTATTAGTCAAACTTTTTTTGCGATTTGTACTCGTGGTATATCTAAAACTTTTATAGTTGGATTGTTTGCTGTGTGTGAAAGTATGCTTTACCCATATAGCGAAGTTGTAATTACTGCGACCACGATATCACAAGGTGCGGTTATGGTTAAAAGTAAAATAGAAAACGAAATTGTGAAAAAGCTTTCACCTTTGTTACTGTATTTATATGAAAATAATCAAATAAAATTTTCTTATAATGACAATGAGATTAAAGTTGAATTTCTTTTTAATGGTTCTATTATTAGAGTGTTGCCGAGCGGAGATCAATCTCGTGGTTATCGTGCTACCGTTTTAATTTATGAAGAATGTAGATTATTAAAGAAAAATATGGTAGACTCAGTTTTTTCTCCCATGTCGCATCCAAGACAGGCTAAATTTATGACAAGAGAAAAATATGCGGGAGATAAAAGATGGCAAGAAGAAACTATATCTATTTATATTACATCCGCTAGAATGAAATCAGAGTGGTTTTGGACAACATTCAAAGAAGTTGTCCAAAAATGTTATAATAGCAAAAGGATAGTTGAAAATTTCTTTGCGGCAGATATTTATACAGCTATTGAATATGGTTTAAAAACGAAAGCTGATTTTGAAAAATCTAAGTCTCAAATGAGTGAACTAGATTTTAGAATGGAAATATTAAATGAAATGATAGGGGAAGCAGAAAATGCTTTTTTTACATTAGAAATGTTTCGCAATAATCAGGTTTTAACAGTTCCTTTTGTTCCTCCTAATGTTAGGGATATATTAGGAGGGGAAGATGATTATATAAAAGAAAAAGCAATTAATGAATATAGGTTGCTTTTTATAGATTTTGCTTTCGCTAATACGACAACCAATCAAGAAAACGACAATAGCATTTTAGGGTGTATGTCTTTATTTTATAAAAACAAAAAGGTTTATAGAAATATTGATTATATTACAACCCATCCCGCAAGTGATAGCCCTGGGATGGAGAAAAAGATTAGAGAGTTTTATTGGGATTACAATGCTGACTTTATCGTGATGGATTAATTAAGGTTCCTTTTTATGGTAACATAAATCGAATAACGCATTTAACTGCTGGAACACCCTTAGAGATTTATAAACTACAACGTGACAGTGAAATAATGTGAGCGTGAATGTTAAAAATTATAAATATTGGGCAATCAGCAACCAAGCTCCGAACAGGAGAAGGCTCAACGACTATCGAAAATTCTATATGGAAGAAGTAGAGTACATCATAAGCGATTGATGATGGAAACGGTGCGCTTTATTTTTTAATAAAGAAGATATAGTCTAACCTTATGTGAAAGCATAAGAAAAAGTGTAGCGAGCTTTTGTAATAATAATGTAGTAGTATTGCTTTGAAAAGGTGAGTGATATGAAATTATATGAAATTTTAGATGGAAAGAAAAAGGAGAAATCTTTTTCGTGTATTTACATGTGGGAAAATTTATATAATAAGAAAAAATACATTGGACAAACTCAAAATTTTTATACCAGAATGGCACAATATTCATATAAAGGCGGCAATATTTATTTGAATCGTGCAATAGAGAAATATGGGATAGATAATTTTGAAATTACTGTATTAGAATATGTATCTAAAGAATATTTAGATGAAAGAGAACAATATTGGCTAGATTTTTATAAATCTTATTTATTTTTAAATGGGTATAATATATGTCGCTATGCGAGTAGTACGCGCGGATATAAACATACTCAAGAAGTGAAAAATAAATTAAGGAAGATGAAAATTGATAACCCAGTTTGTTTATGCGGAGAAAAGAATCCAATGTATGGTAAAAAGCATTCATTAGAATGGAGAAAACAACAGTCTGAAAAAATGAAAGAAAAATGGGAAAAAGATGAAGAATATAGGAATTTTTGGCACGAAAAAATGACGGGCGAAAATAATTATTTTTATGGAGTTCATTTAACAGGTGAAAAAAATCCTATGTTTGGTAAAAAACATTCCGAACAGACGCGAAAAAAGATTTCAGATTCAAAAAAAGGTAAGTTTTATGGGAAAACAGTTAAAATACAATGTGTAGAAACAGGGAAGATATATATTAGTATTTCCCAAGCATCTAAAGAGTTGAATGTAAATATCAATGCTATATACTCAATACTGGATAAATCTAATAGAACTTGCAAAAAATTACATTTCATCAAAGTTTAAATATAAATTACTACATTTTCGCTTCGTAACGGTGGAGAAGTGTTGTATAATAATTTAACCAATCTATACAATCATCCTGAAAGAGGGAACGCATGGAACCCTCATGGGTTTACTGTATCGAATGAAATTGGAATACACGTTGTTCCTGATACTAAATTAGCAGATTTGAGAAGTCGTGCAATAGATAGAGAGGCCATTCCTGCTATCGTGCCTATTGTGGGTACATCAGATTTGAATAGTATGATGTGGATAGATTTACAATTACGTTTAAGAAACAGGGAAATTAGATTTCTTGTGGATGAAATGGAATATCAGCAAATATTGGAAGAGAGCACACGATATTACAAAATGACTTCTGAGCAACGCATAATAGAAAGATTGCCTTATATCCAAACATTACTATTGGTTAATGAAGCAATAAATCTTTCTCCTTCTTGGAAGGATGGAAAAGTTAAATTGTCTGAGCCGAGAAGTGGAATGAAAGATAGAATTGTGGCATGTTCTTATGGAAATTGGATAGGAACATTATTAGAAAATAAACTTTCAAAGGAAGATAATTATGGAGAAATGGATATTTCTCAATATCAATTGGTTTTTTAGGGGGTGAGAGAATTGAGCAATGATAATCAACCATTAACAAAAGAACAGGTTTATGATGTTCTTCAAATGGCGCAAAGTATGTATGGTGTTGGTTCTATGTATGGTATTCAGGGTGCTTATACGCCTGAATTATCTAATCAAGTTCTTTTGAATTTGAATAACAATGCTTTAACACCAACTTATAAGAGGATATTGGAAGCATTAGCAAATTATAAAGAAAGACAACATGAAACACAAGCATTTAGCGAATTTATGGAAAAATTCGATATGATTTATGCAAGAGCGGTGGAGTATTATTCTAATTTACTTGCTTTTGATTTGCGCTATTCTTGTATAAATGCTTCTGAGAATGATTATGTTGATGGAACAGTTGAAAAAGCAAAAAGCTATGTTAATAAATTTTTAAATAGTTTTAATTATAAATCAGAATTTCAAAAAATAACCAGAGAAGTTCTTAGACATGAAACGTGCTATGTGTGGTTTAGGTCTGATTTAGCAACAGGAGATAAGAATCCCAAATTTGCAATTCAGCTTCTACCCCAAGATAGATGCAAATTAACAAGATATTGGGAAAATGGTTTATTATTTGATTTTGACATGACTTATTTCTTAATGCCTGGTGTTGATATAAACGGATATGACCCCGTTTTTAAAAAATATTTCAATGAGGTATTTATAAGCGATACATTTAAAAATTATATACCTTCTAATCAGTTTAGTAAAACGGGAAATTTTGCATATTGGATACAAACAACGCCACCAGATGGAGCATGGGTTTTTAAGCGTGATATGTCTAATTTTGTTGAAGTCCCGTTTTTGGCACCGTTTTTAAAAAATGTTATTAGGAATGATGAAATTAGAAAGTTGCAATATGATAAAGATTTTCAAAGTGCTTATGCAATTCTCGCTGGTGAAATGAGGATGTTTGATAATGCAAAATCTGGCACACAGAAAGACCAATTTTCTGTTGACCCAGGCACATTAGGAAAATTGTTATCATTAGTAAAATCTGGATTAAATAATAATATTAAATTAGCTGCTATGCCTGTAGAAAAACTATCGTGGTTGCAATATAAAGATGATAACCCTGATATGGTTGATACTTATTATAAAAATTCAGTAGCCCCAGCAGCTAGTGCAAGTCGTTTAATTTATTCTACTGATAAAATGAGCAATATGGAAATTGAAAATGCTTTAATGTCAGATTATCAGGTTGTGGCAAAATTATATTTACAATTTAATATGTTTTTAAATTATTATGTAAATAGATATTTAGCGACTAAAAGAATTAAACTACGTTTTGATTTTCGTTTTGAAGGAAGTATTTTCCCGTTTGAGAGGAAAAATAGGCAAGACCAAATTATGGCGTTGGCAGACAAGGGCATAACCTTAAACCCTTCTGCTTTTGCAAGTGCATATGGATATACGCCTATGGAATTTGAAAACATGCTCAATGAGTCTTATTATAGTGATAGATGGAATAAATTGGTACATCTTATTTCTATTCATACCATTGGGCAAAATAAAGGTGGTAGACCCATGATAGACAATGGAGATTTAACTCCGTCAGGAGAAGCAAACAGAAATAGTTAAGGAGGTGGGTTTATGTTAATTTCAAAAGAAACCAGTGATGCTTTGGATTTGTTGTATGGGCAATTTTTTGATTTAAATGCTACATTAGATGTTGTTGCTTCAACATTGCAAAATGATTTTTCTATGCCTAAAGCGGCAGACATTGTTCATCATAAAATCAGTCATTTAATGCCATTGTTAGCGGATAAAATTAGTGAAATTAAGGACAATTATAATATTCGCTCTATTCGTCCAAGTGTCCATGAAGACCGTCGGGAATATAGTGATTTATATGTAATGTTCCAAACTGTTTTAGATGAATTTGAAAGCACTTATAAAATGATTGTTGCTGTTCAAGAGGTTTCTATTAAATCAGGAGATAAGAATGTATTAAATGATTTACAGCGTTTTATGTGTGTTTTTAATAAGGTAATGGGACAGATTTATACCCTGCGAGATAAAGCAGAACAATTACCAAGAGATTTTGATACTTATGATGCACATATTGATAGATGGGGCATTGTTGGAGTGGATTTAGAAAAGGAGTATGGTGATTAATGATAAGAGGGACTCCTATAAATCTGGAATTTTATATACCTGTTTCTGATATGGAAATTGGTTTTTTTTTACAACAAAATGGTTATCTTCCTTCTTATGGTGATTCAAAATATTTATATTTTGAAAAAATCCAGGAAGTTCAAGATATATTGAATAAACTTAGGAAAGGAGGGGAGTAAAGTTGATTAAAACAATACAATCTTTTTCTATCCAAGTTATTGATAAATACGATGGGGATGATAATGCTGAAAATGCAATTATCAGGTTAAAATTTTTAAGTGACGGTGATAATTCTCATCATTTAATTATTCCACCTAATGTATTAAAAAAATATGCCTCTACCATCTTAGGAAAATACATTGTGGCTAAATATGATAGATTTAGAGAAGATGTAAGAGGACACGAAATAGATGAAGTGATAGTTGGGTATATTCCTCCTGATGCAAAAATCACTTTTGAAGATAGTGATAATGGTACTTTTGCTGTAGTTGATGGTGTTATTTCTAAATTATATGCTAATGATGTTTATGAAATGTATAAAAATAATGGAAATGAAAGAGCCGTGAGTGTAGAGTTGACAGTTCAATATGAAGACGGAGACAATAGGAATCCAGTATCTAGTTTTAATATTACAGGAGTTACCTTGTTAGGTAAGGATATTGAGCCTAGTTGTCGACTCGCTACTTCTTCTATTGTGAAATTTAGCATAGAACAGGCAACCAGAGATTATATAAAATATCAAAAATTACATGAATTAGTGAATTTTGCAAATGATAGGAGAAAATTAATGGAAGGTAAGATTTATAAGATTGATAAATCAAAAGAATCTATTTCTGATACTCCATGGGGAGAGGTAGACAAAACAGAATTAAGAAATAAAATTATGAAAGCATCAAATAGGACTAGTTTGGTAAAAGACGTATACATGGACGTTGAAGAAGGATGGGAAGATGCACCATCTGAAAAATTAAAATATCCTGTTATGGAATTAAAAGATGATACTTTTATTTACAATCGTGGCGGTTTATCAAGCGCATTGGGGTATGCTAAAACAGAAGGAAATAAAGATGTTGTAAATAAAGTTGAATCTATTTACAAAAAATTAGACCTAGATGATGGGAAAGGCGGGGATAAAAAAATGGAAGATGCTAAAAAACTAGCTATTGAAGGACGTGAAGCATGGGGCGAAGTAATTAAGGAAGTTCAGTCTCATGAAGGCAAAAATGTCTATGTAGATAGTATTGAAAAAGACCATATTATTTATACAAAAGATGGTGTAAGGTATCGTGTTGAAGCAGATGTCGAGGTTGGTAAAGATGACAAAACAGTAAAAGCTGATATTAAATGGGATACCATTAAGAAAGACAGAGTTCAGAAAATGCAAAAAGAAGAAATGGATGATGATATGGACGATTGTGATTGTGAAGATATGTCCATTGAAAAAGCCATGGAAAAGATTAAAAAATTAGAAAAAGAAATCAGAGAAAAGAAAAATATTATCATGGATATGCAGGAAGAAAACAAAACCTTGAAAGAGTTCCGCAAGACTGTAATGGAAAAAGAAAAGGTTGCTTGTGTAAATGATACCCTTGAGGAACTTAAAGATTTTGTTTCTCCTGAAGAAATGGAAGATTATCGCAAGTCTGGCCTTGCCTGTGACCCTCGAGAGATGGAAGGTTGGAAAAATATGGTAAAGGCAAAAGCATTTGAGGTAGTTAAAGACACTAAACGCACAAAGATGAAAAAGAAAGATGGAATTATGAGTTTTTCATCTCCCGTTTCTAGCAGTTTTGGTTTTAGTGTATGGGAAAGACTTTAATATAAATAAGGAAAAGGAGAATTATTATGGCAGATAAAACACATGGCGTTATTAATACAATGCACTGTACTTGTATGAATGTTGATGCTTACAAGGCAGTTGGAATTGCGACCACGAATATCGACAATGGCGTTGCGGTTGTTTTGGGGGATATTAACAAAAACACAACTGGTGATATTGAAGGTTTTGAGTTTACGGTAACACCAGCTACCGCGTCATCTTATAATATTTGGGTTGTAAGGACACCAGAAGTTGGGACAACTTTAGAAATGAATATCCTTGATGACCCCCGCACATTTTATAATGAAGCTGGTAAACCTATGTCTTTATGCTTTATGAATCCCAAAGTGGATGTTATTGAAGTAGATGCGAATTGTTTCGTAAGCGGTTCTGCGCCTTCTGACCAACCCACTTATAAATTTGTAACTATTGGTGCGAATGGTAAATTTGCGGTTGCGCAAGCTGCACCTGCTTCTGGTGCTTATTTCTCTATTGTTGGCAATCACTTCTTTGATATTGGTGGAGAGCTAGTACCAAGCTATGTATTGCGTTGCGAAAAGAATTTTGAAGATAAGGAAGGAGCTGGTGCGTAATGAAGATGTTTTCAGATGAAATTATGACATTTGCAAATGGCGATATTAGTTATTTTGCCGCTTTTAAAGATTATTACAATCATTATAATAAAGTTAATATGGCTCGCTCTCTTGGAGATTATGACCCCAATTATAGTCTGGGCGAAAAATCAGAGAAAATTTCTAATGCGTTTTTCCGTGAGGTTGAAAAGCGCTCTAAGGTAGAGAGGGACGAGTTTAATAAGGATTCTTGGGCAACCAATCCAAATGTTTTTTGGGCTGCAATGTCTGTCTTAAATGCAACTATTAACTCTGTTCTACCAGCATCTATTAACCCTACTCTTGGTTTATATACAGACCTACGCTATGTCGGATATGGAGACATTGTTAATTTTAAGATTAAACCAAGGACACTATACACTGTAAGCAAGGGCGCTCATGGTGAACGTGTAACTTTCCGTCAAAAGAAGTATGATGGCAATTTACAGCTAATGCCTATTGAACATATTATTACTACTTATGTTGATATGTATAAAGTATTAGCAGGTAAGGAAGATTTGGCTGAGTTTGTTCGTCTTGTTGTATATAGCATTGAGACTGAAATGAGCAAGGAAGCAACCTCTGCTCTAACAACTGGTATGGCACAGGGTTCTTATCCTAGTGAGTTAAGCATTACTGGTGCATTTAGCGCTGAAACTCTAGTTACTCTAGCAGAAAGAGTAGAGGCGTATAACTTTGGTGCCCGTCCAATTATTGCTGGCCCTGCTACTGCGTTGATGAAAGTTCCTACTGATTCTAGCATTAATATTCATGGCATTTTCAATGCTGATGCAGGACGAATTGGTCTGGTTAAAGACTTCTATGGATTTGACCTGCTCCGTTTACCACAGGTTGCGACTGGTAATTATAGCGATTTTGGTCTTGCTCTTGACCCTGATACTCTATATGTTATTAGTCCTGCTATGGATAAGCTGGTTAAGGGTGTTGTTTCTACTACATTAACAAATTCTAATCAGTTTTATGATAATGCTGATATTACACAGAACTTTACAATGCGTAAAGACTTTGATTTTGCTTTTGTATCAGCTGCATGGGGTGGCATGTATAAAATTACTGACTAAAAATATTTCATATGGAAGGGATATATTTCCCTTCCATATATTATTACATAGAAAGAAAGGAATATAAGGAATGGCTAGTGAAGATATTAAGAAAGAAAAATCTGTAACAGAGGAAAAATCCACAAAAACCAAGAGAACCACAAAGAACCATGAAACTGATATGCTTAAAAAAGAGATTGAAGAATTAAAGAAAAAGTTGGAATCTCAAATGAGTTTAGTTTTGGAGTTAAATGATAAAAGAGAGGAAAAGAATGAGAATGTTCCAAAGGAGAAAAAATCTCGTGAAAGAAATATCCCTTTTATTAATTTGACTTGTGGGACGCTCATTTTAAAAGGGCATCGAATTTATTCTTTGAGTGGACAATTCTCACGCAGAAGTTTCCCAGAAAAAGAAGCTAGAGAAATTGTAAATAATACTCACAATGCGATTGTTGGTGGTTTGGTATATATTGCTGATTCAGATTTTGTAGAAGATAATGATTTATCTTACGCTTATGAAGGGTTATTTTCTGATTCAGATTTAAAGAGCTTATTAGATAAGGATATATCTTATGTTATTGAGATGTATAAAGCTGCTTCTAAAGAGCAAAAAAGAATTATTTCTGATATGGTTGCCCAAAAGGTTATGGAAAAGAAATATATTGATGCTAATATTTTGATTCAGCTAGGAGAATTAACAGGAATCAACTACATGGATTTGGAGCCTATTCAAACAGAGGGGGAATAATGAATGGGAACTTCTTTCGATGAAATTATAGATATTGCTCTTGTTATTATTCGTGATTATAAAATTGATTGGATATATAATAAAGATATGTCTATTTTCCAGGAATATATGGATGGTTTTTTGATAAGAGCAGTATACGACTTTCATGATTGTTTGAAATCTTTGGATTACGATTCTAATTCTCGTTCATTTTTCTTAATTTTAAGCAATGTAGAAAAGGTTATTTTATCTGATTATTTGGTTTATGAGTGGTTTAAGAGTTTAACAAATGATACACGGTATGTAAACTTACATCTTAATGACTCTGATTTCAAGCATTATGCTGAAAGCAACAATTTGAAAGAGAAAAGTGAATATTTAGACAGAATGAAAGAAAAAATTGCAAAAGACATTACAGAGTATAAACTTGATAATTTGGATTCCCTACCTTATTATAAAGATTTAGTAAAATAAGGAGGTAGGTTTTATGCGTAAGGAAAATAAAGAACGAATTATTGCAAGTTTATATAAAATTTTACCATTGTATGAAGAATATCCCAATAGTTCATATATGGATTATTTAGAAACTATTATTCCTATTTTTAAGGGGTATGTAAAGATGAATCTAATAGATATAGAAGTATTGGGCAGTATTGTAGGGCTGTATGAGAGTGGGTCTAATATTGAACATAAAATGGTAAAGAGAATTGTAATGCGTGCAATACATTCTGTAAACGAAAAAGGACGAAACAACAATGAACTTGAGATTTTATAATAATTATATAAGCGAGATTGCTGTTAATCCCAATCATAAATACAGAGAAGATTTACAATCTCTTATTGATGCACAATGGGATAATACTACTACTGTGTATACTATAAAAGAAGAAACTCCATTCCGTCATTTTAAATTTTGTGAGATTGAAGCTCGTATTAATCATGTTATTGATGAAGTAACAACTGGACGAAAAGATGGCAAGGATTTTAGGAAACTAATTTTTCGCAGTTTAAATCATTGTGTAGAGCAGGGAAAATATTATAATTTCGACAATAATTATTGGCTAACTACATTCAATGATGAATATAATTCTGTTGTTAAATCAGTGATTGTGCGTCGTTGTAATAATTATGCTAAATATATTTCTCCTGATAATGGTGCATTAATTACAATTCCTTGTATATTAGATTATACTGCAAGTTCTCCTAGTCCACAAGTTTCTGGTGATATTATTACTCCTAATAATCATATTGTAATGATAATTCAGGGAAATGATAAAACTATTAAGTGGAAGGTTAATCAAAGATTTCTATTTAATCAACGCCCATATAAAATTACTGGATATAATAACTATATGCAGGACAATTATGTTGACAAGAATACGCCACTATTATATTTTGATTTGTTTTTAGATGAAATTCATCCTGATGATGATTTAGAAAATAATGTTGCTAATACATTACAATATGTATATACAATTGATTTATTGGATAAAAACTTTGAACAAGTAACAGGATATAAAGGGACTTTGCAAGCAGAAGTAAAATGTAATGGAGAAATTGTTGACAGAGAATTAGTGTGGTGTTCTTTGGATGGAAATTCAACAGTTGATAATAATGGGAACTTTGAATTAGTGGGAAATCCAGGAACGACAGCGCAGATTAAAGTAAGCTTAAAAGGCAATCCTTTAGTTAGCGATATTATAGATATTTCAATAGCAGCCTCAGCTCCAAAAGAATATTCAATTGTTGTAACGCCAGATATTTCACAAATTAAGCAAAACACTACACAGAAAATTTCTGTGTTTGTATATCTTGATGGTGAAAAGACGGATGAAGAAGCAAGTGTAAAAATTGATAATAATGGGCTTGAGGATGATTATTATAGATTTGTGAATGAAGGAAATAATCAATTTTTGTTACAGTGTTTATACCCTTCCTCTATTCCTTTGAAATTGGTTTGTGTGTTTAAGAATGTTACTTTAGTAAAAGAAATTAAATTACTTCCCTTGTTTTGAATAGGAGGGAGAAAAAATGACTTCATGTATATCACCTAAAAATGCTTTCAATCAATTTTCTTCCCTTCCTTCTATTCCTTATTTGATTATTGAAAAACTAATGGAAAATGAAAATATATGGAAGATATTAAAATACCCCACTTATGATTGTTTGTCTGAAAACAATTTAACTTTAGATGAAAAGTCTAATATGATTTGGAAAAATCAAGAAAAACAAACAGATTATAATGTGTTTTTAACTCCATTAGTTGAGGATATGATTTATGATTCTACAACCATTTTAAAATGTTATAGATATTATAATGTTCCTACTAATCATTTAAATGCAGTAGTGACTTATGAAATGGATATTTTATATGGGGGGAAAATAAGCTTAATTGAGTATAATGGTATTCCTTGTAATCGTTCAGATGTAATGGAAATGGAAATAATGAAAACATTAAACGGGGCTGATGTTGGAGGGATAGGTTATTTTCAGTTTAATAGGGAACTTTCATCTTTTTGCCAGTCAAGAATGGTATTAGGTAACGATAAAACATTTACAGGAACATCTATTATAATGGGCACAAATTTGAGCAATATTAATGGTGGGAATTGTTGTGACTAGAGAAGAAATAGAAGAATTAATTGAGCAATATGTTCCTTTTGATAGACCTATACCATATAAAACAAGAGCAAAAGAAACGATATTGATTTATCCAGTTTTGGTGAAAGATATAAGAGAGTTTGAAGCAGGACAGGGAATGTTACATATTGATAAAAATGTGTCTGCTAATGTAGAAATTATTCAAATGTCTTATTTAAAATATTTATATTCTCTGTTTTTGACCTTTGCTACAAATGGCGAGTTTTCATTGTTAGAATCTTTTCAAAATATGATGAAGATTTGTTTACATCTTGAAATTCCAAGTCAAAAATTAGTGAATTTTTTTTCTTTGGATTTACAAGGTTCCTTTTGGCGCAGGAATAAAAGAAACGATATTTATTTAGATATTGATGGAATTATAATAACTTCAAAAGATTTTGATGATATTATTAGAATTATATTGTATCAAAATATAGAAGATTACGATGACCGAGTGGTGAGTAATGATGTAAAACAATTATATGCTGATTATATGAGATTGAAAAATAAAAATTCGGTACATGTTCCATTAGAAAAGAAATTTTTAGCAATTATGGGAGAAACAGGGTATAAAAAAAAAGAAATTTTGAATTTAACAGTGCGTGATTTTTATGGTTTGTTTTCTTTAACTGTTGACAAAATTGACTATCAAATTAGAGAAAATGCTCGGATACAAGGTGCTAAGTTTAAAACCAAGCCTGAGCATTGGATTATAAAAGATAAAAAAGACAAATATGCTGAAATTTTTGTTGGTGAAAAAGAATTTACAAATAAACTTTCAAAAGTTTCAAAATAATAAAATGGGAGGATAATATTTATGGCAAATTATATTTTAGCTGGTGTTGGTAATATTGATTTGTATAACCAGGGCGATTTAATTGCTACATCTAAGACATTAACAGAGAGTAGTATTTCCGTTGAGGTAACAGGAGAGGATGTTCGTGGTGGACAGTCCAATCCACTATTGGGACGTTATTTCCATGATTCCTCTTTAACACTTACCTTAACTGATGCTCTGTTTAGTTTAGAATACCTTGCTCTTAACGTGGGTGGTACAATTGAAATTGGTGGTAATGTTCTAACTACAGAAGAAATTACTATTGAAACGGCAAATACAATTACTGTTACAGGAACCCCTGTTGAGTTGTTTAATTGGGGAACTGTGGGGTATTATAGAATTGCGGGAGAAAACGAGTGGAATAAAATCACATTCACTGGAAAAACGGCTACTGTTTCCGATTTGCCGATTGGCACTGTTGTCTGTGTGAAATATAACACACAGAACGCGGGATTGCGTCAGTTCGTCATTCCGTCTAATATGATTCCTGCTGAGTGTACAGCTATTCTTACAATTGGTTTATTTAAAGCCGACAATGAAACTAAGGTTTCTGATTCTTCTTCTCGTGTTGGTACTTTGGTTATAGAAATTCCTCGGTTCCAGTTTGCAGGTAGTCAAGAACTTTCTTTGACTTCTGATGGTGTAGCCACAACAAATCTAACTGGTTCTGCGCTTGCGGTTTACACTGGCACAAGTTGCGACGATGATGGATATTATGCGATTATCAAAGAAGTTGTTTCAGGTGCGAATTGGTATGATGGTCTGCAAGCACTGGCTATTGCGAATGGTGCAGATATTGATTTGCAAGTTCCAAATACTGAAACCTTACAGGTTTATGCGGTATATGGTGGCATTGTGGCAAGCTCTATTGTAGACAATTCAAATCTAACATTTACTTCTGAGAATGATTCTTATGCTACTGTAGACAATACAGGCAAGATTACAGCAGTAGCAGCGGGTGAAACTAACATTAAGGTTGTAGCGACAGGTAAACCAGAGATTGAAGCGATTGCCAAGGTAACAGTTACCGCTGGTTAATTATTTACTTGGGGGTATTATACCCCCTAATTACATATTATGAAAGAGAGAGATTCTTTGATGTGTCCTTACTCATTTTATCAAAAGGAAAATGGGATAGAATATTTATATTGTTCTAAGTCAAACGATATTTGTGTTTATTCTCGATTTTGTACAACGAGAAATAAAGTCATTCCTACTGAATCTCAAAAATATTGTATGTTAAGAATGAAAAAAGATGTTCCTGCTGGATATTATAATGTTCGTTTTGAGAAGAAAGGCAAATTATATGTAGATTATGAAAATAGAGTAGTTTGTGTTTCTAATCCCTATAATTTTGTTCCAGATTATGTTAAAATTGGAACAAGAAAAAAAACTGGGGAATTTTATGTAAGGAAAGAAAAATTATTAAATGGAGATTAAGCGTGGGGGAATTTATTTGGCAAACCTTGGCAAAAGGGTTGGAAGTGTGCAGTTTGGTGTTAGACCAATTATAATTGTTGGGAATGATTATAGTTGTCAATACAGTACTGTGTTGTTATCTGTCCCATTAACAAGTAAACAGAAAAAATTTTTGCCGACACATTATAATTTAGACAGTAATAAATATCCTTTTTTGTGGAAAGAATTAAATACAGTTTTAACGGAGCAAATTATACCAGTAGAAAAAAGACGATTGTTGCAATATTTGGGTGATGTAGAAATTTATGATATGATAAATATAGGAAACAGAATGAGATTAGCAATTGGTGTTTATTAATATATTATGATATTATAAAAAAAGGAGGGGGGATAATGGAGGGAGTTTCAGATATAAAAAATGATTATCGAAATTTAGAAAAACGAATTGGGAAAACTGAAACAGGGTTAGCAAGAACTGAAATTCAAATAGCCAATTTAACATCTATTGTAGAACATAATAATGCGACTTTGGATGATTTAAATAAAACTATGTTAAAAACGAATTATTTATTGGAGCAAAATATTAAAGATGTGGAATACAATAGACAAATTGTTAAGAAAATGGAGGAAAACCTAACGAAAGTAGAACACAACATTGAAGAAGTTGATGAAAAGAGCAAGGTTGATATTTTGGGTTTTTTAAAGAAAAATTTTCTTGTTATTGTTGTTTTTGGGGCTTTTGTATTTTATTATGTAAAAAGTTTATTACCGCTTTGATTGTGATAGGAGGATATAAATGGAAACATTTAATGATGTTATTATGACAGCGTTGCAAACAATTATTACTGTTACCGTTCCATTGATTTCTGCGTTGATTGTATATGGGATTAAGAAAGCAACAAATTGGTTAAAAAGTAAAACAGAAAATGAAACAGTTGATACTTATTTAAATCGTGCATATTCTATGTTAGAAGATATTGTTGTTACAACCACGGAGACTTATGTTAAGTCTTTGAAAGCCGATGGCAAGTTTGATATTGAAGAACAACAAAAGGCATTTGAAATTACAAAGAGCGCTTTTGAACAGGTGGCTAGTGAAGAAATTAAGAACGCGATTAAAACAACTGTGTCAGATTATGATGCTTGGGTTAAGAACACAGTTGAGGCTATTATTGCTAATACAAAATAAAATATTTAGTTAATTAGCAATCAAGTAGGAAAATATAAATTCCTACTTTTACATATTATGGAGTGAAATACATGGAAAAGAAAACGAGAAAAATAGCGAAATTAAAACGTCCTGCTAATATTTATTTAGAAAATCTTGATATTGAGGTAGTTCCTTTTTTAACTTGGGAAGTTATTGAGTATATTGGAAATGTATTGATTAAGATGGATGGTTCTTATAAAGATAAAGAGATAGCCAAGCATGCTCTATTACTAAAATTTTGCACTGACCTAAACGATGATGAAATTGCAGTATTAGACTTTGAAACATTGTGGGTAAATGGATATATTGATGAAATTGAATCGCATATTTATGGTGTTGATAAAATTGAATGTTATATTAAAAATATGACCAATCCCAATCATCAAATGTGTCAGTTGCTTTCTGAGTTAGAAACTTTTATATCGAAAGCAAAAAAAATTAATTGGAAAAAAGTTACAAAAGAGTTGGAGAAAAACACTTCAAAAATATTGTCGGAGGCATAATTATGCCAGCAAAGAATCCTAATGAATTTTATGCGTTGTTTAAGCCAGCTATAACAAAAGCCACACAATATGTTATGGAAAAAATGTTAGAGGAATACAAGATGGAAATAGATGATGTTATTTATGGCAACTATGTGCCAACTGTTTATCAAAGAACAGGAGAATTTAGAGATAGTTGGGTAACAGAAGTAAGTTCGCAATCTATGGGGGCACAAGGAGAACTTAAACAAGATACTTCTAAAATGACTGTGGATTTAGAGAATTTTCAACATGGGAGTCCTTATTCTGGGAGTGTTGTTGAAGCATTGGCAGGAATCATTTATGAGGGATTATCAGGGCCGCTCTTTGGTGAAGGGCCATGGAGAAATCCTAGAAATCCTTTTGTTATTTTGTTGGCGAAATTAGATAGTGGGAAAATTTCTCAATGGTTTAAAGAAGGAATGACGCAACAGGGGATAAGAATGAAATAAAGGGAGACAACAATGACTATTATGGGACTTGATGCTTCAACTAATTGTACTGGTTGGAGCATCTTTTTTAATGAAAAATTATTAGATTATGGGAAAATTGTTCCCTTACATAAAAATGAAGATTGGCGAGAAAGAATAGTTGATATTTTTCTTCAATTGGATATTCTTATTCAAAAATTTGAGCCTAATAAAATAATTATCGAAGATGTTCCTTTGTTTTCTCAAAAAGGAAAGAAAACATTAGTGCAATTAGGGGCTGTTCAGGGTTCTTTGCTTTTATTAAAAAAAGATTATCCGAACATGGAAATAGAGTTTATTCCTGTTTCTACATGGAGAAAAAATATTGGAATATTTAATGGTGAACGGAAAGATTTAAAAAGAGAGAAGCTAAAAGAAAATTCTATTAAATTAGCTAATACAATATTTAATTTGAATTTATCTTTTGTTTCGCCGTCCTCAGCTAAAAATGATGATGATATTTCAGATGCTATTTTAATTGCCGCTTCTACAATGAAAAAATACAAGACTAATAGTAAATAAGTAACCTTGTATAGATAGTGAGGTGGTATGTTTGGCTAGTAGCAATAATTATCATATTTTAGTTAAAGCAATATTAGATGAAAGTAATTTACAAGGGCAAATAAATAAAGCTGCTTCAAAAATAAAGAATGTTAAAATAGGAGACGCTGGAACAAAAACCGCAACTTCTGGATTCAATAAAATGAATCAAGCGATTGACGAAACAAGTCAATCTATGAGCGATATTATTAAAAAGACTGTTAAGTGGCAGGCAGGAACGCAAGCTATTGATGCCATATATAATTCCTTTAGAAGTGGCGTTTCGGCTGTGTTTGAGTTAGATGCCGCAATGACTGAATTAAGGAAAGTCAGTGACTTAACTGGTGATGAACTAACAGAGTTTGGCGATAAAGCGTTAAAGGTTGGCGAACGTGTTGCTAGAACAGCAACTCAAGTTATTGAGGCGGCTACTGAATTCACAAAATCAGGTTTCAATGATATAGAGTCGTTGCAATTGGCTGAAGTTGCTTCGATGTTTCAAAATGTTGCGGATGAAGAAGTAAATGCAGGAGATGCGGCTTCTTTCTTGATTTCGCAAATGAAAGCTTTTAATATTACGGCGGCAGAGTCAGAACATATAGTAGATGCGGTCAATGAGGTAGCCAACAAATTTGCTGTATCTTCTGGCGATTTAGCTACAGCGGTTCCTAAAGTAGCGGCAACCATGGCGCAAGCGGGTAATAGTATGGAACAAACATTAGGTTTGCTTACCGCTGGTGCTGAAATGATGCCAGGACAGGCAAGCCGCGTCGCTAGAGGTTTAAGAAGTATAACTTTAAATCTACAAGCCATGGATGATTTTGGGCAACAAGATTTAGAGTTATTAGCCTCTATGGAGAAAGATTTTAATAAAATCGGGATAACATTACAAGGAACAGATGGACAATTAAAATCCACTTTTGATATTTTATCAGAACTTGCAGAAGTTTGGGATACTTTAGATCAAAATACTAAAAATTATTATGCATCATTAATAGGTGGGAAAACCCAAGTTGATGTTGTAAACAGTGTTATTTCTAATTTTGATAGTGCTTTGGGTGCGACTGAGGCTGGAATGAACTCTTTCGGATCAGCGGCTAGAGAAAATGCAGCCTATTTGGATTCTATCGAAGGTCGTATGTCTGCTCTTACGGCTCAATTTCAAAGATTCTTTACAGAAGGTATTAGTTCTGATTCAGTAAAGAATGTTCTGGGTTTGGCAACTGCCATTTTAGAGGTAGTAAATTCCATTGGTGGTTTACAAACATTTTTACCTATTATAATTAGTTTTGCAACCATTTTCATAGGGAAACAATTTCCTAACGGTGTTAATAATTTAAAAAATAGTTTTACTAATTTATTACAGCCTTTGAAGGACTTACCGACTGCTATAAGCTTGGCAATAGGTGAGTTTACCAGATTAAAATCTAGTGGTGTGTCTTCTTTTTCTGCACTGGCAGGATCGGCATCTAGTTTCTTTAGTTTAATTGGTCCTGGGGCAATTATAGGCATAGGAGCAACTTTGTTTAGTGTTATTAATGGTGTAATTAATGCACAAGAAGAAGCTCATGCGCAAATGATACAAGATGCTGAACAAAAAAATTCCGAACTAAAAAGACAAAGAGAATCTTTAGAAAAAGAAATTGCTTCCTATCAAGAATTAGCGGAAAAAAGGAATGATAGTTCTTCTGATACTGAAAGATTAAAATACAATGAAGAAATAGCACAAGTTCAAGAGAATATCGTTGATTTAGTTGGTGCTGAGGCCAATGGATTGGATTTAGTTAATGGAAATTTAGATGAGCAACTTTCCAAACTTGGTTCTCTACATGAAATTTTAACGGATAATCAAAAATTACAATTAGAACTTTTGATGCAAGATGCTGAAACAGATTATAATGAATCTCTTGGGAGTATGGAGCAATTTTATGATGAAATTGCCACTATAACAGGGAAAACAGAAGAAGAGATTAGATCAGCTTTTGAATCTGGGTCTGATGAGATTTATGATTATATTTCCCAAACCAATAAAGAATTAAAAAGACAAGCAAAAGAAAATGATAATTTTTATTTAGCAAATAATTTTGCTAATATGTCTCAAGACTTTTTAACAAAACAAGAAGCATATTATGATTATCAAAATCAATTGTTAGAAGCGAGCACATATGAACAAGAACAGATTCTTTCTGATTTCATCAATGAGCGAGATGATTTATTCGCTAATGGAGAAATTGATTCCAAAGAGTCCTTGATGAAATTAGTAGAAGCTATCAAAGATGGAACATTAGACGTTGGTGAAGCAGCTCTTGAGGCAGGGGTTGATGTCAACACTTATCGTCAAAGGTTGCTTGAGCTTGTAGAAGAAAAATATGGTGCCAAGTTTGCTAATTCAATTTCCGAACTAAGGACAGTTATAAATGCTGAAGGTGAAGAAATTACTGCGTCGGCTACAGGTTTTGCAAAAAAAATAGAAGAAGCTTTAAAAATAGAACCAGAAACAGCTTCTTTAAAGGCCTCAATAGAAGGATATAAAAAATTATTAAAGAATGTTTCTTCAGGGAATTGGGGAGCTCAAACACAAGAGTTAATGTCTCTATTTTTTGGTGAAGATTGGGTTCAACAATTTGATGGAGATTTGGAAACCGCTGGCAAACATGTTAAAGAGAAATGGGGTTCCTTTTTTCAATATTTCCAAGATGGTAATTTTGGAAACTTTGCAGATATTATAAAAAATTCTGGTATTGATGCTACTTTAGCGTCTGTCGGTGTTGATGGTAGTTTAAATATAGATTTTTCTAGGTTGGATGAATTAGCTGCAAAACTTGGTGTTTCTAAAGAAATGCTAACTACCATTATGAAAGCATATGAACAGACTGGTGGAGTTATTAATTATGAATTAGATGATATGATTGCCCGTGCAGAGCAATTGGGATTAATTACTCAAACTGTTTCTGGTAATTTTATTTCTTTAGGAGCTAATGCTCAAGAAGCTTTGGGCATGACTGATTTACAATTTGCGAATTTTAAAAAACAACTACAAGAGGCTGGATATCAAATTTTAGACTTAAATTCTTCTACGGATGACTGGTTATCTGTGCTAGAGGGAAATCATATTGTGGAAGTTATTGGAGATGCTAAAATTGGTGATTTGCCCTCTCTTGTTGCTTACTTGAAAGATTTGGGTTTCACTGATTCACAAATACATGATGTTGTTAATAATTTACAAGTAACAGCTGGTGTAACTTTTAATGCTGATGGGAGTGAAACAACACCTGAACAGGTTCAGTCTGAGATAGATAAGCTCGACCAAGAAGAAGCAAATGTTTATGTATTGGTCGGCGTGGAAGGGGAAGAACAAGTTGATTCCGCAAAGGAAAAAATTGATTCTATACCAAATCAACAAACTAAAACAGTAACCATTAATGTTAAAACAAAAACCACAGGTCCCTTTTCTACGGAAAAAACAATAGATGATATAGCCAGAGAAGCAGGATATGGTCGATTTTTAACCGAGGGAAACTGGACAGGAACTTCAGCGAATGGTGTGCCCAAAAATGAATTATCCTGGTTAGGAGAAAAAGGTCCTGAATTAGTAACTGATAAAAAGGGTAAAAATGCTTATATAGCTGGATTAAATGGAGCAGAGCTGGGTTATCTTCGTAAGGGTGATGTAGTTTATAATGCTAAAGATACTAGGGATATTTTAAGTGGTGTTGGTAACGTAGAAGGATTAGGAGATATAGATGAAAATTGGTCTGCTCCATCCGTGCCGAAAAAGAATACTAATACTGGAACCACGTCTACTAAAAAAACATCTTCGTCTTCTTCGAATAATAATTCATCTTCTGATTCTGATGCTGAAAGAGAACAAGAAGAGGCGTTAAGAAGACAGAAAGAAAATTTTGAAGATGCATTAGATTATATTCAAGATTTAGCTGATAAAGAGATAGAAGCATTAGAAGAGCAAAAAAAAGAAGAACAAGAGTATTGGGATGCCAAGATAGAGGCATTGCAAAAGCAAAATGAGGAACTAGACAAACAACTTGAATTAGAAGAAGCGTTAGAAAACCTTGCTAAAGCACAAAATACAAGAGTTAGAATATATAGAGAAGGCCAAGGCTTTGTTTATGAAAGCGATATGGCCGCTGTTAATGAAGCACAAAAAGAATTAGATGATATAAAAAGAGAACAGGCCTATGAAGAAGAATTAGAAAATTTAGAGAATCAAAAAGAAGCGGCAGAAGAAGCGATTGATGCACAAATTCAATACTGGGAAGATTACAAAGAATTATGGGAAGATGCTGCTAATTCTTATGAAAATAATCAAAAGCGTTTAATTGCTGAACAGTTATTTGGATTAAATCAAGAGCAAGAAAATTGGGAAAAACGTCTGGGGAATTTACAGAGTTTTGTAGACCAATATAATGCTATTCTGCAACAATTGGATGACAACTACATTTCTCCAGGCAGTAGTGGTTCTTCTGTTGGTACTGGGAAGGTTTCTAGTTCTAGTGGCACATTAAAGTCAGGGAGTCGTGGTGATGCCGTCAAGGCCCTACAAAATGCCTTAAATTCGTTGGGGTATGGAAATTTAGCTGTGGATGGAATCATGGGTTCAAAAACAGTAGCAGCCCTTAAAAGATTCCAAAAAGATTCTGGAATTAGTGCAGACGGGATAGTTGGCACTAATACTCGAAATGCTTTTGCTGCTAAGGGTTTTGCGTCTGGGAGTTCGTATATTCCCCGCAATATGATAGGGCAAATAAACGAAGATGGTAGCGAACTTTATATTCCACCTGAACAAAATATTTTGGCTCCACTTAGCAAGGGTGCTGGAATTGTCCCACATACCTTGGCACAAAATTTAATGGAAATTGGGAAATATCATCCTTCTCAATTGTTGAACGCTAGTGCTGTAAGTAATAAAGATAGCATTAGCAAAAACAATTATTTTAATTTTGATAAGCTCGTTTTGCCTAATGTAACCAATGCTGAATCATTTGTTTCTACACTAAAGAACAATTTTATGTCAACTGCTATCCAGGTTGGGAGTTTTAGATGAAATTCTCAATCTGGATAAAAAAGAGGTATAAAAATGAACAATGAAAAAATGGCAATGATAGAAATAATAAAAGGAATAGAGTATTTAATAAACAAAAATGATAGAAGTACTAAAATTTATACTGGAATGATAGAAAGTATAGACAATAATACTTATACTGTTAAAGTAAATGGAAAGAATTATCAGTTACCTTTATATGGTAACAACACATTGTCGGTAGGAAGTATTGTTAAAGTATTTATTCCACAAAACAATATGAATTTAGCTTTTATCATGTGAAAGAGTTGATATTAAATGTTTTGTTGTGAAAACGTTTTAAAAGGGGCAAACAGGAGTCCCCGCATAAAAGATGGAAAAATTTATTGGTATGAAGGAGATACATTTCTATGGTCGATGAAATTTGTTATCAAGAAATGTGATGGAACAGATTATATTTTACAACCAACCGATAAAATAACAGTAGAATTTAAAAAGAATTTACATACTCCTGATAATATTTATAGTTTTGAGTTTCAAAATCAAGAATATCCTGACAATACAATTACAATGGAATTTACTTCTGAAATAACATCTTTGTTTCCATATGGATTTTATAAAATAGGAGTAAAATTAGAAGATGATGATATTACGACTCTTTTACCAGCAACAACCATATGTGTAGAGAATGTGGTGTAATTATGGAAAACATGATTATTTTGAGTGAAGAAGGAAATTGTGTTACTGATGTTGTTGTAGAATTTAATCGAAGTCGTGTTGTATATAAAGAAGGAGATTATAATAATTTAGAGAACTTACCTAGTATTAATGATACTATTTTAATGGGTAATAAAAGCTCTAGTGAACTAAAATTACTTGGTGAGTTACATAAATATGATACTTATTTAGAATTTCCTTCTATACCTGATAGTAATTATGTGAATGATATTTTTCTTGATGTTTCTGAAAATATGATATATAGATGGGATTCACAAAATTTAAAATACTACTGTATTGGTTCTGATTATAGAAATATAGAAGTTATTGATGGAGGTAAGGCAATTTGGCACAAAGACAATTAACAAGTAGAATTATTATAAGAAATGATACATCAGCTAATTGGAAATTGGCAAATCCAGTTTTATTAAAAGGTGAAATTGGAATTGAAACAGATACAGGTATAGCAAAATATGGTGATGGCGTTGTAACATGGGATAAAGCCCCAGAGCTAAATGCTTCTACAACCGTCGTAAAAAATGCGGCACCTACATCAAGTGATAGTGGGTATAAGTTAGGAACATTGTGGCTAGATACGACTAATTCAAAGGCATATTTGATATACAACAATACCGCTTCTGAGGCTGTATGGAAACAATTAGTCACACCAGACGATTTGTCAGACCTAGGCGCTGGCGACATGCTTAAATCACAATTTGCTAACAATCCTAAAGCTGAACAAGGATATGTAAATGCATCTATTAAATCTGATACAACAGATGCTATAAAAAATAGTACTCCTGACACATCAAACAATTTAACTCTAAATGATAATGCAAGTGGAGTTGACGCAGATACAAATAATGCTTTGTGGTCTGCGAACAAAATTAAGGGGTTAATAGACCAAAAATTAGATGTAAATGGAACTGTTTCAGGTTCTAATGTTTCTGTTACTCCCCCAAGTGGTATGGATCCAAGTGCAACAAATGCACAACTTGCTATTAATGATTTACAGGAACAAATTTCTGAAAAACAAGATAAAATTACTCTAACTGCTGATAGAGCGGTAATTACAGGTAGTGGTGGCGAATTATCTGTTAGTGCTGTTACGTCGACAGAGTTAGGATATTTATCAGGGGTAACAGGAGGAATACAAGAGCAAATTGACAACATCCCAAAGTATAATTTTGTGACTGGTGTTGCAATCAGTGTCGCAGATGGTACGGAGCAATCTGCGATTGATACGGCGGTTATAGCCAAAATTAAAGAAACGCATGAAAGCTCAGAAAAGTGGGATGCTTGCGACGTTCAAATCACTTTTACTCCGTCTGATGTTGTAAAAGATGCTATTTATTATTATAATGGTACTGATTGGGTATTTTTACATTATTCTACAACGGGAGTACAAGTTGCTAATGGTTCAACTGCTGGTATTGTAGAAAGCTCTGAGGATATTAGTTTTGTTAATGGGAAAGGTACGGTTTCTCCTAATTTTATTAAAGTCACTCAAATTGCTAGTATTTCTCAAGTTGGTGTTGTTAAAGCATCTAATGCGGGAAACGGTGTATCTGTTACCTCTGATGGTGCCATGACTGTTGGAAGTGATGTTTTGCTTGCAACGGATACTTTTGTTTTGAATGGTGGAACTGCGACTGTATGATTATATAAGGGGACATAAGGATGGCACAAAGACAATTAACAAGTAGAATTATTATAAGAAATGATACAGACAATAACTGGAAAACATCTAATCCTGTTCTATCAAAAGGTGAAATTGGAATTGTTACAAGTGTTCAGCCTTATAGAATAAAAATAGGGGATGGGGTTTCTAATTGGGAAACCCTTCCCTATTTTAAATTAGAGGAACAATATGTAGAAGGATTAGTAGATAGTTTATCAGAGTTAAATAGTATGATTTCTTCTAACACTCAAAGAATAGAGGACAATACTACGCGAATTGATGCTTTAGAGCAAAAAGAAGATAGATTTACTTATGTAACTATTTAAGAAAGAAGGTGGGAAAATGGCATTGGTGAAACCAGTGTTAAATACTGTTGATTCATTTGATGCAATAAATCAACAAGTGTTTACTTTTAATTATAACGGGACAGAACAAATAGTAAAAAACAAATTAACAATTCGAGAAAATTTAAGGAATGAAGTTGTTTATTCTCAGTCTCAAAATGGTTTGAAGTATGAGCATATTCTTCCTGCTAACACATTAAAAAATGGCACTTATTATAATGCTTATTTAACAGTGTTTGATTCCAATGACACAGAAAGTCCTGAAAGTAATGTTGTTCAATTTTATTGCTATGCTACACCTTCTTTTATATTAACAAATATGCCAACAGGAAATGTTATTGAAAATGCGTCATATAATTTTACCTTTCAATATACTCAGTCTCAAAATCAACCATTAAATATTTATGTGGTAAATTTATATGATAGTAATAAAAGATTGTTAAGTAGTAGTGGAGATTTGTATGCAGGAAGCACAAATGTTCCTTTAGATTTATCTTATACTATTGCTGGGTTTGATGACGATACTACATATTACATAGAGATTACAGGCACAACTATAAATAATTTTTCTTTTGGGTCTGAATTAATTGAATTTACTGTTAATTATACAAGACCCAATATGTTTACATTACTAGAAATTACAAACTTGTGTAAAGAGGGTTATATAAACATAAAGTCAAACTTGATAAGTATTGACGGAGAAACAAATGCTAACCCGCCAAAATACATAGGAAATGAAGAAATTGATTTAACAGATGATGGAATATGGGCTAAGTGGACACAGGGTTTTGAAATTAACGGAGGATTTACCTCAATGATATTGGGGCGTTCTTTTAATCCCTATACAAATATTGTTACTTATTCTAACACTAATGGGGATAAGATTGAATTATTTTATCAAAAAGGTTATAATGAGAATGATGAATATAAAGATTATGTATCAGCTAAAGTTACACCTTTGAATGGGTTATCATATTATATTTATAGCAATTATATAAATGAAGCGAATGGTTTGGAATATGTATTTATTTGGTTCAGAAGAATACAAAATCTTTATGAGCTACAAATAGAGAACTTAGGAATTGACAATGATAGATTACTATATTATATGGATACGTTAAATCCTGATGTATATTTTGTTGATTCTGATAATTCTTATTATATTGGATATTGGGGGGGGTAAACCATGGCAAGTGACCAAATAAAACTATTGGCATCGGTTGATAGTACTGTTTCTATGTTGACCTCTGATGGTTTTATCATAAATAACAATCAAAATATTAAACAAATTGAATTACAAGATATACAATCTTTATGGAAAGCGGATATACAAAGCGCCATTCAATCTGCGATAAGCACTTTTACTAATTCCTTTTTCCCGATTGGAACAGTTATTATTCTTGATTCTGCCACAGCAAATCCTAATACTTATTTAAGCGGTACTTGGGAAAATATAGCATCAGGCAGTTTTCTAGTAGGGGTAAATAGTAATGATGATGATTTTTCTACTACAGGAAAAACAGGGGGCGAAAAAGAAGTAACCTTAACTGTATCTGAAATGCCTAGTCATAATCATGGATATAATGGAGTTAATACAGGCGCTAAAGTAACGGCTAAGTTTGGTGCATATCCTATTCGTTTATATCAAGATTATGCTGCTAACTGGTGGGGGCCAGGTGTTACAAGCGGAATTTCTTCATCAGGTGGTGGAGAAGCTCATAATAATTTGCCTCCTTACTATTGTGTTTATTATTGGAAAAGAGTGTCTTAAATGTTTGAATTTTTGAATTATAATTTTTTTTCAGACAAAAATTGTTTAAACCCAGTACCAACTTCAATAGAAAATATTACGCAGGTTCAAATTCAAAATGGAATTTATGACGAGGTATACATTACAAAGGATGTAGAATCTTCTTATAGTACAAATATACCAGAATGGGATTACAATACAATTTTTGATGTTAAATTTCATAATAATTTAACAGCAGGCAATTTAGATTTTTTGTCTACACAAATTTCTGAAATTAGAGTGAAAAGGCGTGTAAAGGGTACATTTAACTGGATAACTGTGGGAATATTTGAGGTTCATGGCTTTTCAGATATTACTAATTTAGTTTTTAATGATTATTTCAATAGGAATAATGTAGAATATGAATATGCTTTTGTGCCAGTAGTAGAAGGTATTGAGGGACAATATATTATAAACGATGTCTTTAGTCAATTTGATGGTATTTTTATTGCGGATATAAATTCTATTTATAAATTTTATTCAGACGTTAGCTATGGTTCTTCTACCAGGGTACAAAAAGTGGGTGTTTTTGAGCCGATTGGCAAAAAATATCCTATTATTGTCTCTAATTCATTGTTGAATTATAATACTGGTAGTGTAACAGGGAATATTCTTCCAAAAGATTATTTAATTAACAGAGTTTTGGATAGATTTGAAATGGTGGAGGAACGCAAGGCAATAGAAGATTTTCTTACAACTAAAACTGCTAAAGTCTTAAAAGACTGGAATGGGAATATTTGGTGTGTTTTTGTTACTGATTCACCTACTGTAAATTATGTAGCCAATTATGGAATGGGAATATCTTCCGTTAGTTTTTCATGGACGGAAATTGGAGATTTAGATAACCAAGAAGATTGGGATACAAATAATTTAGTAAAGGAGGGATAATGAATGGTTTCCATTACCGGGTCGATGTATAATGATGCCAAGAGAAATATACGGGATTTGCGTGTGAAAATAAATTTATTAAATTTTGATATGCAAATAATTGATGAAATCACAGGAGTTATTTTAGATGGTAATATTACTGTGGATGCAACTGCGGATATAAGAAGAACATGTAGTCTTTCATTGATTGTGAAAGACAGCACACTGGAATTACAACCAGGGGGGAGAATTTGGATAGATAAATATTTTCAAGTATTTGTAGACTATCTAAATAATGGTAATTGGATAAATATGGGAATATATTTAGTAGATGCACCCTCATGGAGCTATGACCCAGGAAATTCTACATTATCTCTCCAAGGTTTAGATTTGATGTCTAAATTAACTGGACAAAGGAATGGTTATTTAGAAGGTATTCCAACTATTATTCCACAAGATAGTAGCATAAGAAATTCTATGATTAGTGTTATCACAGAATTGGGCGGGTTTAAAAATTATATAATTGAAGATAATCCGCAAACTGTCCCTTATGAAATAAAAATAGACCAAGGTGGAACTGTGTACGATATTTTAGTAGAGTTAAGAGATATTACACCTAATTATGAAATTTTTTTTGATGTTGATGGTGTCTTTCACTATCAACAAATTCCAAGTGGACAAAATGAATCTTCTTATATAGGGGATGATATGTGGACACAAATTGTTCTTTCAGAAACTACAAGTGTTGAATTTGGAGAAGTAAAGAATGTAGTTGAGGTTTATGGAATGTCTCATGACCCCTCTCATTATGGAGAAGCTACGGTGAGCGGAAACACATACAATGTAACAATGGCAGGTGTCGAAGGTTTAACAGATGGACTGATTTATGGTTTTACAGCCCCTACCATTGTAGAGAATCCAATGTTGAAAATCAATTCATTGCCTGCTTATCCGTTAGTTAATGAAGATGGGAGCAACGCTATTATTCCTCAAGAGAACACATTTTATGTTGTACAGTATAAAGGCCAGGATAATTTTTTGTTTTTAGGTTACCAACAGCCTTATGCTATCTCTAAAGATGAAAATCCTGAATCTCCTTTCTATATTGGTAGAATAGGGGAAATTAGGCAAGTATTTTATGGAGATGAATATGAAAATATTTGGAGTAATGACCTCGCCCAACAACGTGCTGATTATGAACTATGGTTGCATACTCGTTTGAATGATAACATTACTTTATCAGTTGTTCCCTTGTATTGGTTAGATGTTAATATTTTAGTAGATTATACAAGAATAAACACAGATACTACCAATCAATATATTATAAAAAGTATCGACACTAACTTAGCCCCAGATGGTACACAAACTATTAATATGATTAGATATTATCCCCTATATCCTGATATTTAAGAAGGTGAGAAAATGAGCGCTACATATCAAGATTTGGAATTTACTACATTTCCAGATGCGATACAAAATTTTACGACAATGCAAGATGTTACAGCGTCGGATGGTGCTTTAATTAAGCAATATCAAGAAGCAATGGAAAATGGAGATTTGGAAACCGCACAAAAAATTTATCAACAAATTCCAGATGCTAATGCAAAAATTATAAATAGTATTAAGATTAATACTATTCAAGATACAGCAATGGCTTTGGAGAGATTTTTCAAAAATGATTTAACCAATTATGTTTCACAAAAACAAGAAGAATGGTTAAATATCGTTAATCAATTTACTTTGATAGGGAATTATAATAATCAATCGTCTTATTTGAAACATAATTTAGTATACTATCCTGATGAATCTTCTAATGTTGTTTATATGGCTATAACCGATGTACCTAGTGGAATCTCTCCTTTGAATCCTTCATATTGGAGACAATTAACAATTCAAGGTGAAAAAGGTGATAAGGGTGATGGGATTAGTTATGTGGGTGAATGGCAATCAACTGTCTCTTATGAAGAAAATGTTTTGGTTACATATAAAAATGGGCTATATTTATCTTTACAAAGTCCGAACATTGGTAATATTCCATCTAATTCTTTAACTTACTGGCAGTTAATTGGGGACTTGACCCCAGCAGTATATCCAATTGTTCCCATAAACACCCCTCCTTCTGACTTGGGCGAGGGAGATATTTGGTTCGGAATTGTGGAGTGATTTTATGAAAAAAGAAACAAATCCCAATACAGATATAAAACTGTCGTTGAAAGAAGATATTCATTTAAGTGATAAAGAAATATGGAATAATTTTCAACAATATTATTTGGCTGGACAATATGAAGAAGCTATTAATTATCTAAACAATAATTTATCTTCCGTCAAAAACAAAATAACAAATGCTACTTTGATTAACAATTTGAATAATGCTCTTGTTATTTTGCAAAATTATTATTATAATAATGTAGAAGATAAATTATCTGAATTAATGAAGTCTTATGATGACGAAATAGAAAATTTTGTTAATAAAGGTGTATATACAATTGGAGTTACTTATTATCCATTAAATTTTGTTTTTGATAACAATGGGAATTTGTATATATGTATAAAAGAAAATACTGGAAAAGAAGATGGATTAAATGACGTAACCAACTGGATATATATTGGGTTAAAAGGAGAGAAAGGTTTACTCGGATTTAATTGTACATATAAAGGTGTTTGGGATAGTACTACGACTTATTCCAAGAATGATTTATGCACAGATGGAGATTATCTATATTATTCTAAGCAAAATAATAATTTAAACAATAATCCATCTCCAAATTCGCAGTATTGGGGAGTATTTTTTAAGTTTATAAAAGCAACAATAGAGGTATATACACAGACTCCTACAACTCCTTATCCTGGACAGGTTTATTTATTACAAGTGTAAAGAGGTGAAATATTAATGATAAATGTTAAGCCTTTTGTTTATCAAAATGGACAAAACGTGGAGATGAACATGGCAACTGTTTCTTCTATGGTAATAATGGGAGATGGTAGTACAACACTAGAAGAAGAAATAACAAAATTAGAAAAGGGAACGAGTAATGAAAACCTACTTATCAACACTAATTTTTTAAATCCTGTTTATCAATATGGTACTGGTGATTTAGATGAATTAAATAGTTCAGAAGTGGGTTACTCAGACTCGTCCTATTGGATTGATAGATGGTATCCCGCACAAGGAACAACTGCTGATAATATTACTAATTATCGCAAAAAAAAAGGAATATACATTGAAAATGGGTTGTGCCAAGCAGTTTATGGGATGTCCGACTATGTTGGGCAGGTATTTACTTTGTCTATTGGGTTTGAAGATGGAACAATCAGCTCTGTAACAGGTACATTAAATGCTGGTGCTGGGAATAAAATATCTAATGATTATTTATCGTTTTACTTTTTAACAGGTATATCATCTGGCCATGCTGATGTCGCTATTGTGGAAATAAAATCGAAGAAAAATGGTACAGGTACTTCTCTAACAGATTTTTATGCTATTCAATGGGCAAAATTTGAAAAAGGAGAGTTTTCTACACAATATCAGATACCAAGTTATACAGAAGAAGAATTAAAGTGTCAGAGATATTATATGCGATATGGTTACAAAAAAGTCAATGATTCTTCTAATGACAAAATTCCGTATACGCTAGGTTTGGCAACTTCTAAAACAACTGGAACAGCGATTTTTTATTTGCCAACACAAATGCGTATAACTCCAACCATTAAAATTGTTGGTACGTTTAATGTACAGTATCCAAATGCTAACAATTCTATGTTAGATTCCCTAGTAAATAGTGTAGAAGTTGCCTATGTTAATAGCAATCAAGCGATTGCAGGTCTTGATTTTAGTGAAGGATATTCTGCCCTGACATGTGGACAAATAATTGCTTTTTATGCCTATGAGGGTGGTGCATACATTTATTTTGATGCAGAATATCATCCAATTTGGCAATCAAGATAATAATTAGGAGTAAGATTTAATGGCTATTAATTATAGGGTTCAAGAAAATAATCAAACAGTTCATTTTGAGGGCGATGCACAAATTACTTTGACTTCCGATGGTTCTAATGTGCAAGCCAAATTAAATGAGTTAAACAGTATGCTCCCAGAGGTACAAGTGGGTGGCATGGAACCTGTTAATATGAGTACAAAAATATGGTTAGATACAACAGGTGAATTTATATATTATCCTTATTCCAATCCAAACTTATTGATTAATTCCAATTTCACAAATCCAATTAATCAGAGAAATGCTACTACTTATGCGCAAAACAAATATTTTATTGATAGATGGAGACATGTGTCGGGAAGTTTAACCACTATTAATATTTCTTCGACTTATGGATTATATATTAAAGGTATCTCTATATCACAAGTTATAGAACTGCAAAATCCGATTGGGAAAACATTAACTGCTTCTGCACAGTTTTGTGACGAGTATGGCGCTACTAAAGTGGTTACTTTTACTACTACATTGGGGACTTCAAGTAGTAGTAATACATATTTTTTATTCACACCTGACCCAGATAATAACTTTGTAGAATTTGCAATCAATAATTTCACTGTGCCCTCTGATTGGGGTTTTGGGAGTAGCTTGTATGTTACTTGGGCGAAAGTAGAAATTGGCAGTGCTGCAACAGTGTATTTTTATCCAGATTACAGTAGTGAATTAGTAAAATGTCAAAGATATTACTATAAATTGACTTCTGATGGTTCGGCAAGAATATATCCTACCAATTCTTGGTGGACTACCATAATAAATGCTGTTTTATATCTTCCTACAACCATGCGTATTTTGCCCACTCCATCTTTCAGTAATAATGTAGATATATGGTTTGGTACACAAGATGGCAATCAGGTTACTGGATATACACCTACACAAGTGGAAGCTGGTAGATTTTTGCCAAATCAAATAGAATTGACCATGACTACAAATAAGAATGTATCTGGATACGACCAATGGAATTTATTGGTCGCAAACGGAGGATATATAGAATTGGATGCTGAAATTTATCTATAAAGGAAAGGAATGAATAATATGGTTAAAGCTGAAAAAAATACATATAAAATTTATGCAAGGGCAGATGAAAAAAATAGAATTATTAAATTCTTTTCTTCTGTTTTTGAAGAACCATTAGATACGGATATTCTTGTAGAAGAGGGGAACCAAGAGTATCATGTGCATGTTCAATTAAAATATATTGCTCATAATAGTAAAGGACAATATAGATATAAATTAGTGGATAACAAAGTTGTTGAAAGAACATTAGAAGAATTAAATCTTGAAATACAAGAGGAACAAAGTAAAATGCAACCTTCCTTAAATCAAAGAATGAACGATATAGAAGAAGCGGTTGCCTTAATTGTTTATGGAGGATAATAAAATGAGTATCAACGAATTGTCTAATATTTTATTGAGGATTACTGGTAGAGCTATTTTAACCAGAATGACAGAAAGTAAGTCCACTTTTGACGAAATAATTAAATTATATCCCAAATTAACGAAAGAACAAATTGAAATTCTTAAAGAATGTGAAGAATTTCAAGGTTTTGATAGCGGAGATAAATAATGAATATTCCAGTATTAAATTTGCGCAATGATTCAGGAGAATTTGTTCCATATGCAGTAATTCAAGGCCCCCCAGGCGAACAGGGGCCTCAAGGCCCCTCTGGAACAGACATAGAATCTTATGTTATCTCTGAGCCAATTGATAATGGAGAGAGGGGATATATTCGCTATAAGAATGGCTTACAATATGCTTGGGCGAGGGTATACTTTTCAACTTCTATCAGCAGTTCTTGGGGGATTTTGTACGAAAGCAGCGACGTTACTGCCCCTGCATTTGCTGCAAGTTTTAGTGATACGCCCACTATAATTTGGGGTTTGGAAAATATGTCGGCTGGATGTATGATTGAATACTATTCCAGAACTAGCAGTGATGATGACAATACTAATAATACCTATCCTGGATTTGTTAATTTAGTTAGACCAAATTCATCATCATCTGTAACTGGATATTTAACATATTTGGCAATAGGCAAATGGAAATAAAAGAGAAAAGGAGATAATGTAATGGCTAGACAGACCTTAAAACTAACATCCCCCTTAATGAAAGGGGACGATGTTAAAGAGTTTCAAAACCTGGTAACAAACAGAGGTTTTAGTTGTGGTACTATTGATGGTAAATATGGCGAAAAATCTGTAAGTGCTTGTAAAAAGTTTCAATCTTCTGCTGGCTTATCTGCCGACGGCATTTGTGGCCCTGATACATGGAATAAATTAGAGGGTAGACGAATGTTAAAACTAACATCCCCCTTAATGAAAGGGGACGATGTTAAAGAGTTTCAAACAAAAATCACAAATCATGGATATAATTGTGGTTCTATTGATTCTATGTACGGTGAAAAAGCCAAAGCTGCGTGCATTTCTTTCCAAAAAGCTAAAGGATTAAGTGCGGACGGGATTTGTGGTGATAAAACTTGGGCTGCATTAGATGGGTCTACATCATCTTCTGGAACAAGTGGAAGAAGATTGCTAAAAAAAACTAGCCCTTTGATGAAGGGAGACGACGTAACAGAGTTTCAAAATCTTGTAAAATCAAAAGGTTTTGACCCTGGAACCATTGATGGAAAGTATGGTGACAATAGTGTAGCAGCTTGTAAAGAATTTCAAAGTTATGCGGGGCTATCAGTAGATGGACAGTGTGGGACAAACACGTGGGCAGCATTAGATTCTGATATTGCACCATATTCACCTTCTACATCAGGTTCTAACAGCTCTATTGGTGAAACAGAAACGGAAGTGCGCCAAAATGTCGTAAATGAAGCAAAAAAATATTTAGGATATAAGGAATCAGATGGTTCTCATAAAAAGATTATAGATATTTATAATGGACATTCTCCTTTAGCTAGGAACTATAGGGTTAAATATACAGATTCTTGGTGTGCTGTTTTTGTCTCAGCAGTGGCTATTCAATGTGGTTTGACAGATATTATGCCTACTGAATGTAGTTGTGGGCGTATGATTGAACTTTATCAAAAGCTGGGTTGTTGGGAAGAAAACGATGCCTATGTTCCCAATATTGGTGATATTATTATGTATGATTGGGATGATAGTGGAAAGGGTGATAATACAGGATGGCCTGACCACGTTGGTATTGTTGCTGAAGTTACAGGTTCAACTATGAAAATTATCGAAGGTAATAAATCAGATTCGGTAGCATATAGAACTGTAAGCATTAATGGTAAAGATATTCGTGGCTATTGCTTACCTGATTATGCAAGTAAAGCGAATAAATAATTTTTATAATATATTTTTACTTCGTTTTAAAAATAGGGTAGATTGAGTTTAACTCTTTCTACCCTATTTTTTTTGGTTGTTGAATATATCAATTATTTTTTATTATAATTATTTACCTTATTTTTATTAATTTGTTTTTTGCTTTTTTCTAATTCTTTTTTAGTTTTTCTTTCCACGCCAAAAGTTTCACCTAATACATTGTCAATTTTTACCATATCAATAGCTTTCATGATAAACTCCTATTTTTAATTTTGAAATAAGTTGAAATTTTTTGACCGTATGTATGCAATTTTCTTTTGTCATTTTCCTGTACTCCCGAATCCTTTATTTCCTCTATTTGTCGCATTTAATGTTTCTACTTCTACAGGAGTAATTTTTAAGTAAGGGAGAATAATAAGTTGAGCAATTCTTTCATCAGGCTCAATTATTTGAGTTTGTTCCGAATGATTATGTAGAGGCACCATAATTTCTCCTCGGTAATCAGAATCAATAATTCCTACACAATTAATTGGAGCTAATCCTCTTTTTGTAGAAATACCACTTCTGGCCACAAGGGCTCCAAAATAACCATTTGGGATACTTACCGCAATTCCTGTGGGCACTTTAATAGTTTCGTGTGGGCGAATCATAGTTGTTTTATCAATGTTTGCATATAAATCCGCTCCTGCTGAATTTTCTGTTGCTACTAAAGGTTTTTTTGATGTGACAGATGTTTTTTTGAATTGTAAAATAGTTTGTTCCATGGTTTTGTTCCTTTCTTTTTAAATAATTATTTTGTATGTTTATATTATCAAAACTATATTAATATGTCAATACCATAATAAGTTTTTTTAATAAAAAATAATAATTAAAGCAATTATTCTAAATGAAACAATTGCTTTAATTATTATTTTTTATTTAATTTTGAATTTTATAATATAATCCACATTCACAATATCCTTCTTCTTGACTTTCGATAAACTCTTTACACATACATTTGGTTTCTGGGGTTTTTTTAATTTTACATAAGCAGTAATTATTATTTTTTTTCAATTGTTTTTTAAACTGCTTAACAAAGTCTGTGTCTGGGTTCATAAGAATAATCATAATATTTTTTTATTTTCCTTTCTGAATTGATGATTAATATTTTCCAAGTAGGTGTGATTTTTCATATTTACTATTTTATAAGTCTTGCCACGATCACAATAATTTCCTATTCGTATATAATCTAAATTTTTAGCTATAGATTCAAAATGCTTCATTTCATATTCGTTTTTAGTATGATAACAACTATAATAAAAAGTCTTATATCCCTCTTTTTTACATAATAATAATACTTTTTCTAAATCGTCTTGGTTTATTTCTGTATAAAATAGGTCATGATATATCTCCCAAAAACAAACACAAGTAATTTTATCTTTTTTATGTTTTTCTAATATAGAATGAATATCTTCTAAAAGTTTATTGTGTTCACAAGAAGACACTCTTTCTTGGACGGTGTTAATAATTAGAACCCTTTCTTTTGGTAGAATATCTTTAATAAAATATGATGAATATGTAAGCATTTATTACTCCTAATTTTATTTATTATAAAATAAAGATGTTATATCATATATTTTATAATTTCTTGTGTTGTCGCTATCTAAATGTACAATTTTATAAAAAATTTGATTTGTGTTTTTTGAATTTAATCCCCCTTTTAGATAATTGTATCTTCCTATTTTTAAATAATCTAAATATTGCATGCAAGTATTAAAATGTTCTAATTCTTTTTCAGCTTCTCCTAAGGTATGATAAGGTTTGCCATTTCCATATCCAGAATATAAACAAGTTTTTAATTTATATTTTTTACAAATTTTCAAACATTTTATTAGGTCTGATTCATTATGATCTCCCCCAAAGAAACACACGCATGTTATTAAATTTTCATATAGTTTTATAATGTTTTCAAGATTGTCCAGCAATGGTGTTCCTTCATCTTTCCAAAGGAATGGAGAGTGGCACCCCTTGCATTTATAGGGGCAACCACTAACATTTATTCCCAATGTTACTTCGTTAGGAACCTCTTGAAAAACTACAAAGTATGATTCATACTTTAGCATTATCATAATACCTCTTTTTTTCCTCTGTCTGCCTTGCTTCGGAAAAACTAGAAACTCTTTTTAAATAACCAATGACACGAGTAATATAATCCAAATTATTACTACCACATTTAGGACATTTAGCTAATTTATGTTTAGACACATAACCGCAATCATTACATGCAGTGTTTGGAATATTGAATGTAAAATAACTACATCCTGTTTGAATTGCTACATTCAACAACTGTAAATATTGTTGTTTTGTCAAATGTTCTTCGAGGTTGGCATGTAAAGCTGAACCACCATCTAAATATTTTGTTAACTTATCTCCGTGTAAAATAAATTTGTCTAATAAATTAGATTTAGTGTCCTCCACAATGTAGAAATAACTGTTGTAACAGTCTCTTGGTACAAAATATCCATCTTCTTTATCCCATTTTGCATTTTTAACGCCTAAATTTTCTGCGGGAACAAACTCTGTATTGAACATAATTTCATTAGTTTTATCTTTTTTATTTTCCTCATAAATAGGTCTTAAAATAGCTTCTCCATAATTAAAATATTTTTCATTAGGAGAAATTTCAATGCCTAAAAATTCTGCTCCTTCCAAAAAACCATTAATACCAATAGTTAAATATTGTTTCTCTAAGGCAATATACCCAGCATCATATACAGGAAGCATACGAGAATTAAAATTATCTTTAACAACCTCATTGTATGCTGTTAAATAACAATGAATTTTATGTGTTTGTTCTCTAACTGCTTTCTCAACATCTTTTAGTGTAGCGTTTTTATTTTTTCTGTATACATTTTGCACCAAACGATTGATGTTAATTGTAATTACGCCTTTAGAGCCAGTGGAAACTCCCCCTGCTCCGAGTGTGAAAGAAAAAGTATTATCTTGTAATTCATTTTTTAGACGACAGCATGAAGAAAGGGAGTCGACACTATTGCTTCGATAGCAAAAGAAAGAATGTCCTTCGGCCCACATTTCTGCTACAAAATTTTTCCATTCTTTGTCTACATAATCTTTACCATCGTCTAATAAGTTAACAGTTTCTACAGGGAAAGATAGGAAAGAAGTGGCAGTTTTTAATCTTTCTGCATTAAACCATTTCATAAAATCCTTTTGAAGCCAATTTACGCTCTCCCAACAAGGTTCAGAACCATCAGGAAAAACAAAATCCTCAAACATGCCGTTAAAATAAGGTTGGTCGAAATAAGCAATATTCCAAAACCCTTGCATTCCATACAATGCGCTACGTTGTATGCGTTCTCTTATGAACTGCTTTATGTCACCATAAAGAGTAGACCATATCACTATCCTTTGAAAGGATACTCCCCATTTCCACTATCAAACGCTTATAGTGTACTTGCTTCCGCAATGGTCGTTGAACGTTCCCTTTTATAGGGCTTCGCTTCTGATTGTCTTATTATAATTATGAATTTTAAATAAATGACAGTTTTTACAATAAGTAATTAAATTATTTTTATCTAAAAATCTAGGGTCGGCAATAATAATATTATATAATTCATCTACTTTATCAACAACATTTAATTCTTTATGTTCGTTACATATTTTTTTAATTATTGTTGCAAAAGGAATGATATGATGTGTGTGTAAATTATTATGGCTCCCGCATATTTGACAAGTATAATTATCTCTTTTCCGAACTTCTGGAGAAATATTGTTTTGATAAAACTGTCTACACCTTGATTCTAAGGTGCTTATTCCACCTTTCCAATTATGGTGTTCTTTGCCTTTTTGTACCCCAATCTTGGCTTCCGAAATGTCTCTAACATGGATTTTAAATTCTTTTAAAACTCTATTTATTACATGAGGGGCACAATTAAACATTTTACCTAATTGTTCTTTTGTACAATGTTGTGTTATATATAAATCATACATTTTATTATAATCATTAAATTCAGGAGGAATTTCTTTATTGTTTTTAGCAAAGTGTGAAGCGCTTAGAGAGCGCCTCTCTACTCCCATTTGTATTAAATGATTTAAAACACTTCTATGAGAGGTTTGTAATATTTTACCTATTTCTACACTTGATTTTTTTTGATTTATATATAAGTCAAAAATGATCTCATCATCTTTTTGGGTTAATTTTCTTCCCATTCGTATCACCTCCTCGTTTTAGAATGATAAAACTATAATTATAATAAGATTTCCCAGAAATTAAAGGAGTTTGCTATATCTATTACTACATATAGGCGCATTTTAGTTTACGCTTTGAAAATTCCTCGCGGCGGCTGGCTGATTTAGCGAATAAACCACTTGACTAAATTTGTCATGAATAATTGAATGAATGGTTCTTTCTCTTCCTATTGCATTTACTACTACATCTGGATTTAAGTAATAATTATCTCCATATTCTTTTCTGATAAAATAATCCATATACATTAAAAACTCTGGTGTACTTACAGCTCCTGCAAATTGCGAAGCAATAGCAAAAACCAAGTTAACAAAACTTCCGCAAAATGAATCTAAATTTTTTGGTGCTGTAGATAAACCTCCGATATTGGTTAAACCATCAAATAAAAATGGATACATAGTAATACTTACACAATAAGGCAACATTGGATTGGTTTCGTCATGTCTATAAATTTCATGACCATCCAAAGAACGAATATACTCCTCTGCTAACTCTTCACCATAAAGCTCCGTAATTTTCTCAATCATTAAAAGTCTATTAATACCTATGGCATCTTTTTTATACAATTCTCCAGTACAGGTAGTTACATTTTTATTTTCCACATTTGCGTTCGAATCAACTTGACTTCCGCTTGCAGCGTTTGAAGCTACTCTATAGGAATTAATAAAATCAACATAGGAACGATATTTTTCTTCATAGTTCAATAAAAGATTTGACATTTTTACTCACCTTTCTCCATTAATAATTTTTTGATACGCTTCTGCATAAGTTAAAAAATCTTCATCGATTTGCAACACTGGTAGACTATAAATTTTTCTTGCTTGAATCCCCTCCAATTCATAGGTTTTTTTAAATTCAATACCTTTTTCAACTAATTTTCTTTCTAAGATTTTACATTTCGGACAAGATGGCGAAGAATACAAAATAATTTGTTTACCCATGATAACCTCCTTTATTTATATAAGAAAAAACAAATGAAACAAATTACTAATATTAACAATGTAAAGGTGAATGATATTAATAATTCCAATACAATTTTTTGTAAAATAATATTATGGTTTGGTTTATAAAACCAATAATAAAATATTATTAATAAACAAACAAGAATCAATACAGAATTAGTATTTAATAAGGTAATTAATAAATTCGACATTTACAATATAATCTCCTTTATTTTTTTAATAATTCATACAAAAAAGTTTCTCTACAGTCAGTAGCTTCCACTTTTATAGCATTATTGATGGTTTTTACGTCTCCAACTTCCACCAAGAGCTCTTTTGCTCTTGTATTAGCTACGTATAATAAATTTTTATTTAATAATTTATTGTGTGAAGGATGAGTAATGTTAATAACACTTAGGAATTCAGAACCTTGTGATTTATGAGTGGAAATTGAATAGCCCAAAAGAAGATTGTTCATTTCACTATATGTATAAACAATTGAATCATCTTGAAATTTCACAATTAAACATTTGTTTTCCACATCTACTTGTTCTACAACTCCCATATCTCCATTTACCACAGTAGCATTGCCGAATTTTGCCCCTTTCTCATAATAATCTATATTTGTTACAGCGTTATAATTATTTTTAGTATTGATAACTTTGTCTCCAACTCTGAATCGCATTTCTATATTACCACGTTTGGTTGAAATTTTTTTTACGATTTCTTCTCCTTTTAATGGGTTGCAAATATTTTGTAATTCTGTATTTATAGCATATGTTCCTATTGAACCAACATTAAAAGGAGATAATACTACAATATCATTTTTACTATATTTAGTGAGCAAGTTTTTATATTCGTTAACAATTTGTTGCAATGGATTGTTTCCTATAGGAATGAATTTATATTCTTTATTTGGTTGATATCCATCAAAAATTGGTCCTTCTTGATTTAAATATTCTTTTTTATTTCGAATATCGGTTGCCACTGTTAATAAAGCATTTTTCCCATATCTGAAAATTTTGCTAAGTTTAACTGTTGGTATTTTTTGAGATCGTAAAATATCTCTTAACACATTACCACAACTAATAGATGGTAATTGTTGCTCATCACAAACTAATAAAATTTTAGACGAAGTAGAAATATTATTTAATAATTTGGAAAAAATTTTCACTCCCACAAAAGAAAATTCATCTATAATAACAACATCAGCATCAATATAATTATTTTTAGCAAGTTCTTTGTGTATGGTGCTAGTATATCTTTCGGTTACGTCTTTCAATCTTTTGGCTGCAATTCCAGTAGGAGCTAAAAGGATGTAACTTAAAAATTCTGAGTCTAGCATTTCAATGAGTGCTTTAATAGTTGAAGTTTTACCAGAACCAGCAGGCCCACATAAAATCAACACATCTTCATTTAATATTTTTTTAAGAACTTCTTGTTGTTCCTCGCTTAGAAAAGATTTATACTTTTCATATTGTAAATTTATATTTCTTGGGTTTTCTTTTCTTTCTAATAAATTATTAGCTATATTCCTCTCGGCTTGATAAGTCGGCATTTTAGCAATAAATTTCGTATCGTTTTCATAGAAAAATGTGTCCCGCTCTTCAACTACTTTTTTAATTTTTGGAAAACACTCAGGAATCATTTCCAATGCTAAGCTAGCTACAACGTTAGCATTTATTTTTGTGTTTCCTTCCGCTTCGTTCATAGTCAATATGTGTAATAAAAGGTACTCTGTTTGAATCTCACTCCCTAAGAAAGATGGGTTAATTTTTAAAATAGTATTATTAGCACCGATAAAACCTCTTTCTAAAATATTAATTAAAACATTATACGGATTTTTCTCTAATTCTTCATAAATTTTATCATAATTATAATATGCTTGGAATAATTTTTTACATTCTTTGA